CGATGGACCTCCGTCAGCAGCGGCCGGATCGTCCGGTCCGCGATATTCCAGTAGAGCTTCCCGTCCGGGAGGCTCTCTTTTTTTAGCGCTCTTGTCAGCGCGCTCCCGGCGTGGGTGCCGAGCCTCCCGGCGTAGATGGAGGCCTCCTCGCTCGTGGCCGTCCCGTCCTTCACCCGGCGGAGAAAGCTCCGGATCCATACGTCGGTGCTCGCGCTGCGGTTGAAATCCCGGGAGATCTGCTCCCACAGCTCCGGCACGGCGTCAGTCATTCTGGCCTCCCCGGATTCCGGTCAGATCGCGGAGCCCGTCCGCGTTGAAAAAGCCGGGGATCGCCTGATTGATCTTGACCGCGCCGTCGCCGATGAGCGACAGCATGGCCGCGTCCGGCTCGAAGATCGGCTCCCAGACGGGCTGCGTCTCGCCGAGGATCGTCCGCCTGTAGGGATAGCTGTCCCGGAGGCACGCCGCCAGGTATCCGGCGTTCAGAAAGCCGCTGCCGAATGTGCGCTGCGCCTTCCGCGCCGTCAGGCGCAGGCTCTCATGCGTGCTGCGTATCGCCTCGGCGCTGCTCGGGTTTGCGCTCGGGAAGCCGAGATCGTCAAGCGTCAGCCCGACCTCGCCGCCGAAGAGGGAAGCGAACATGCGCAGCTGCTCGATGTGCGGCTGCATGCTCTGCTGGCTGAACTGCCCGACCGTCGGGCGGTCGCCGCCCTCGTCCTTGGTAAACGTCAGCATGGAGGACATGGCGGCCTTCCAGGTATCCATGGTCTCGGCGTCCGGAGAAAGCCCCGTGATGTACTTCTGCGGGAAGGAGTAAAACTCCGCGGAGATCTCGCCGCGCTTTACCGTGCGTATGGCGCTGTCCACCAGCGACATGCACGCGCGGGAGATCCGGCTGTGTCCGAATGGCCGGACAGCGTCCGGCCGGAAGATGATCGGCGCGAGCAGCGGGTACGGCACGGAGCTTTTGAAGCTCTCCGGCGGCCTTCCCCTCCGGAGGATCTGCGTTTCGCCGGGGACAAAATACGCCTCCGTCACCGCACGCCCGCCCTTTGTCTCGAGAACGGCGTACCCTTCGGTGAGCAGGTTCGTGACGGGGTCAATGATGCCGGTCGCGTGGCCGCCGTCAATCACCTGCATCCGGGGATCGCCGTTCGCCCCGGCACTGATGTAGATAAAGCTGCACGAGGAGATCAGCGCGCCGAGAATGGCCGAGTCGAACAGAATGTCCGGGTTGTTCTGCCGGTAGATCTCGTTCATGCCGAACGTGTCGTTCCGGAATTCCCGGAACGTCATCCGGTCTGCCAGGGAGTCCACGGCCTTGCCGCACCAGCCGAGCGTGGAATTGAGGCACGCAAGCTCCGGCGGCGTGGAAATTCCGAAGTCCCGGACGGAAAATTTCATCTCGTAGTAGCAGTATCGGGTGCGGATTCTGCCTTGTTTTAGGGCAAGTTTGTTGCGGAGAAATCCGATCCCGCGCAGATTTTCACCATTCATATCGCACGTCCTTATTTAACTTTTTGTCTGCGGGCTTCCGCCCGGAAAATTTTCCGTCAACCTCGTGTTTTTTCCCACAGTACG